TCAGCACGCCGTCGAGCATGGCGCACCAGGCGTACAGCTTCTGGACGGGCGAACGCTTCAACAAGGGCAAGCCGGCCGCGCAGCACGTCAGCATCGACGTGAGCCACGACGCGCTCGGCGCCGGGCGGCTTTGCGAGGACCGCCTGTGGCGGCAGATCGTGACCATCCTCGACGCGGAGCGGCGGGGCTGCGACCTGTTCGACATCGAGGAGCTGCGGCGCGAGTACAGCGCCGATGCGTTCGCGAACCTGCTGATGTGCGAGTTCGTCGACGATGGCGCCAGCGTGTTCCCGCTCGCCATGCTGCAGCCCTGCATGGTCGACAGTTGGGTGGAGTGGGGCAACGACTACCGGCCGTTCGCCATGCGCCCCTACGGCGAGCGCGCGGTGTGGGTCGGCTACGACCCGGCCGACACCGGCGACAGCGCGGGCCTGATCGTCGTCGCGCCGCCGGCGACGCCTGGTGGCAAGTTCCGGATCCTCGAACGCCACCAGTTCCGTGGCATGGACTTCGGCAGCCAGGCCGAGTTCATCAGGAAGATCACGCAGCGCTATTGGGTGACGTACATCGGCATCGACACGACGGGCATGGGTTCGGGTGTCGCGCAGCTGGTCAAGCAGTTCTTCCCGATGCTCACCACCTTCAGCTACTCGCCGGAAGTGAAAACGCGCCTGGTGCTCAAGGCTTACGACGTGATCCACAACGGGCGCCTGGAATTCGACGCCGGTTGGACGGATGTCGCGCAGTCGCTGATGGCGATCCGCAAGACGATGACCGCCAGCGGGCGCCAGATGACCTACACCGCCGGCCGCACCGATGAAACCGGCCACGCCGACCTCGCATGGGCGCTCTTTCATGCCCTGCAAAACGAACCGCTGGAAGGCCAGACCGGCCGCAACACCGGCATCTTGGAGATCATGTGATGTTGACCGACGACACTGCCTCGCCCGCTGCTGCGCCGCCCGCGCGCGTCGAGGCCTTCACCTTCGGCGATCCCACGCCCGTGCTCGACGGGCGCGGCTTGCTCGATTACACCGAGTGCTGGCGCAACGGCCGATGGTACGAGCCGCCGATCTCGCTCGATGGCCTCGCGCGCACCACGCGCTCCAACGTGTTCCTGCAGTCGGGGCTCAATTTCAAGCGCAACATGCTGGCACGCACGTTCGTGCCGCATCGGTTGCTGTCGCGCGAGGCTTTCGAACAGCTCGCGCTCGACTGGACGACGTTCGGCATGGCGTACGTCGAGAACCGCAAGTCGGTCCTCGGCTCGGCCGTGATGCTGCAGCCATGCCTGGCGAAGTACATGCGCCGCGGCGTCGACCTGGACCAGTTCTACATGGTGCGCGGCTGGCGCGAGGAGCACGAGTTCAAGCGCGGCACGGTGTTCCAGCTGCGTGAGGCCGATGTCGACCAGGAGATCTACGGCCTGCCCGAATGGCTGTCGGCGATGCAGTCCGCGCTGCTCAACGAATCGGCGACGCTGTTTCGCCGGAAGTACTACAGCAACGGTTCGCACGCGGGCTTCATCCTGTATCTCACGGATCCGGCGCAGCAGCAGGAGGACATCGACAACCTGCGCGCGGCGTTGAAGAACGCCAAGGGGCCGGGCAATTTCCGCAACCTGTTCTACTACGCGCCCGGGGGCAAAAAGGACGGCCTGCAGCTGATCCCGGTGAGCGAGGTGGCGGCGAAGGATGAGTTCGGCGGCATCAAGAACATCACGCGCGACGACATGCTGGCGTCGCTGCGGATCCCGCCGCAGCTGATGGGCATCGTGCCGCAAAACTCCGGCGGGTTCGGCTCGATTCGCGAAGCCACCCTGATGTGGGCGGCCAACGAGCTGGAACCGATGCAGGCGCGGCTGTCGCGCATCAACGACTGGTTCGGCGATGAGGTGATCCGGTTCCGGCCGTACGAGGCACCGACCGCATGAGTGCACGCCTGGTCCTACTTCCCGTTCGCTGTGGCGACTGCGCGCGCTTGCTGGCCAAGGCCGCGCACTTCGCCGAGTTGCAGATCAAGTGCCCGCGCTGCGGCACGCTCAATCATTTGAAGGCCCAGAGCCTCCCGACAGATCGCCGCGAGCGATTCGAAGAAGGCTCTACCTATGAAGAACCAGCTGTTGCAGGGCGACGCCCTGAAGTTGTTGTCGACGCTTGAATCCGGCAGTTTCGATGCGCTGATCACCGATCCGCCGTATGCGAGCGGAGGCGTGCACGCCGCACAGCGGCAGCGCGCACCGTCCGAGAAGTACCTCAACAACGACCTGCACGCCGAGTTCGTCGGCGACGAACGCGACCAGCGATCGCACCTGCGTTGGATGGTGCTGTGGCTGTCGGAGTGCTCGCGCTTGTTGAAGGAAGGCGCGCCGGTGTGCGTGTTCACCGACTGGCGCCAGTTGCCGCTCACCACCGACGCGCTGCAGGCGGCCGGCTTCACCTGGCGCGGCATCGCAGTGTGGGACAAGACCGAGGGCGTGCGGCCGCAGCTGGGCCGCTTCCGCAACCAGGCCGAGTACGTGGTGTGGGGCAGCAAGGGCGCCATGCCGTTGAAGCGCAAGGCGCCGGTGTTGCCCGGCGTCATCAAAGCGAAGGTGCGGCGCGACGACAAGCTGCACCTCACCGGCAAGCCCACGGACCTGATGCGCCAGGTGGTGCGGATCTGCGAGGAAGGCGGTCGCATCCTCGATCCGTTCGCTGGCTCCGGCACCACCTTGGTCGCTGCGCAGCTTGAGGGCTACGGGTGGATTGGTTGCGAGCTGACGCAACACTACGCGGACGTTACGCGCCGCCGCCTTTCCCTCCTATAACCCTTGGAACGACGAAGCCGCCCTCCGGGCGGCTTCTCTACGTCTGGTGCGCCTTTCGTCACGCATGGCGCCCAATGCACGTGCTAGTAATCGACTCCCTTAACGAATCGTTTCAACTGATCCCTGAAGTAAGGCTCATTACTGAAGTGCTTGATCCCGTAGTTGAGGCATACCTTGATTCGATCTTTCGCATCTAGGAGTCGCGGGTTCGCCTTGATGACCTTTGCTAGCGAATCAATCAGTGCTGTGGTCGGATACAGATCAATCCCGCCACGCCGTAACCTCTCAGCGTCCAGCAGTTCGACGCCATCCCGATAGAGGGTTGGATCTGTGCACCCGTCTCGCACATACTTTTCTAATAGGGTAAGTCCAAGTGAGTGCTTCGTCTGGAAGGAGTCGTAATACTCCAGGCCTGTGCGGAAGCAATCGATTGCGCTATCTAAGTTATCCATTTTTCGGTAGTAGCGCCCGAAATGAAGCCAGAAGATGCCGTCGCGGCCGAACAAGTTCTGTGCCTCGTGGTAAATTTTTTCAGTGTCGCCACGACGTGTCCGCGCCGGAAAGAACTTCTCGTAAAGGAACTCGAAGGAGATTAGCTCCTTATAGATTCTATAAGGGAGCGGGTGGTGTCTGATGTCCTCGACGGAGAACTGTCTGGACAGGAACCGAAGGATCCCAACCATCAGATCGACGGTGCCATGACCTGAGATGCAGTTGGTGAAGTAGTAGTTTGCGATGATTCGATGTCGACACTTCAGCGTACCTGTCTTTTCTATGAGCACGCCAGCAAGGTCATCGCCAAGCGCTTTAGCGACTGCTGCGGTCGTAACATCTAGCATGCCCGCAGCATAGTGAACTGGTAGATTGAAGCCGAGCGAGTTGGCAATCACTGCCACATCGAGAACGTGCCTTCCAATGTCCGTGCTCACGGACTGGTAATCTTGGTAAATTTTCTCTTCGAAGTTCTCGTGCGTGGTCAGTGAGAACAGGGTGCTTAACAAATCGCCGCTATAGCCTCGTTCTTTATCGATGATAATCGAGGCGCGACGTTCGATCGGAAACTCCGAAAACTTGTCAAACACGAGGCCGCTGGCTTCGATCTTGCGAGCTATCGCCATGGCGTCCGATCGAGATAGCTCAGCCAGCTCAAAAACCTCAGCGTCATGGGCGTGTCTCAGTTGGGATCGGTTCCTGCGATAATCGCTGGTGCGGTCTTCCAACACAAAAAGACAGAACGGGTTCTCACGGCGACCAAAGTGCTGAGCCATGTAGCTGATCGCGTAGTAATACTCAGACGCCTCGTAGAAAACAAAAATGCTCTTCTCGGAGAATGCTGAGACCGCGATGCGCAGCAGGTCCGTATCAATGCCGCCGTTCCCATCGAACTCGTACACGTACTTGTACGTGCTGACAATATTGCGAAGCGCGGAACGAATCGCGGTTGTTTTGCCTGATCCGCTTGGCCCAATGATGTGGAGTATTCCCAGTCCGGTTTCTCGGTCCTGCATCATGCGGCCGATAGATTGAGTCAGGTCGATTGCCCGGCTAGTCTGCGCCTGCGCGTCATGTACGATGAAGAACCAATCCGGATCGCTGCCCGTAATGAAGTGTCGAAGGATTCCCTTCTCCTCGGCGCCTTGTTCAATCTCTGACAGGACGTGATTGAACGAGCTTTTGAACCAAGTCATCGCCTTTACGTTTGTCGCCGCCTTACGAACGATCGGAACGGTCTCAAGAACTATTTCGCCGATGGACTTTGGCGGGACCGCAGCAAACAGATGCTCAAAGAACTCCTGTGCTGTCGCGTCGATGACCTTATAGCCCGAGGCCTCGTAGTTCTCTTTCTTGATCGGATCAGGGTTGGGCATGACTATCCAGTTGCCCTGCCTCCTGTCTTGGCTGCCATATGCAAGTTCGCG